CGATTGGAAGACATGGAACAACTGGTTCATGAACTCCAAGCCGAGAATGCCAAACTTAAAAACCTCGTATGAAAGTAACCAAGCATTCCAAAAACGTCCACGCCATCGAGTGCGGACGAACCCAAGAATTTCTTTTGCTCTCCGACCTGCATTGGGACAACCCCAAGTGCGACAGGGCATTGCTTACCAACCACCTCGAAGAAGCAAGACGGAGGAGTGCGAAAGTCCTCGTAAATGGGGACTTTTTTTGTTTGATGCAAGGCAAGGGCGACCCTCGCAGGAGCAAGGATGACATCCGTCCAGAGCATAACAACGGGCGTTATTTGGATTCTATCGTTGACACGGCCGTCGAATGGTTTCGACCCTATGCGGACCTTCTGCTGGTGCTCGGATACGGGAACCACGAAACATCCATTATCCAACACCAAGAAACGGACATCCTCCTTCGCTTCGCCACAATCCTCAATCATACCTGCAAGACCGACATTCAAGTCGGTGGCTATGGCGGGGTTCTTGACTTCAAGATGGTGTACGACCCGGACCATCGCTGCAACTTCATCATGCACTACTATCACGGCTCCGGGGGTGGTGGACCCGTAACCAAGGGAGTCATCCAAGACCAACGCATCCTCGCCTCCATCGAAGGCTACGACTGCACATGGCAGGGCCACGTCCATGAACTATACTATCACCAAAACATCGTCAACCGCTATGTGCGTACTACTCACCAAATCTTGCAGAAACCTGTTCACCAAGTCCGCACGGCAACGTACAAAGAAGAATGGGCAGACGGTTATATGGGCTTTCACGTTGAGCGTGGAAGAGGCCCGAAGCCTTTGGGCGGATATTGGATGACCCTCGAAGCAGGCAGGTTTGTAGGCAAGGACCGAAGAGGTCCCGAATTACAGGTCTTTGCTTCCTTCGCCCCCTGCGACAGGTTCTACACCGGCAGCGGTCAGGTATAGGTAGCCGTACTCTTTCTCTGCGTTAAACTGGGGACAGGCTTTTGTAACGCCCGGAAAGTCCCTGTGTCCGCATATCCTTGCTTGAGGGTACTTCTTGAGCCAATCAAGCAGCACCACGGCAATCGCTTGACGCTGCCCGATACTACGGTCATCTTTGTCCTTGCCTCCGATATAACTCACGTGGAGGCTCGTAGCGTTATGCCCCTGCACCCCGTTGGTTACGGCTGAATCAGGAGCCAAGACCGTTACATTCCCTGTTGAGTCTATAATCTTGTGATATCCGACCGACTTCCATCCAAGGGCTTCCTTCCAATGCTTGCGTATTGAGGCGATAGTCGTATGCTTGGGCGTAGCCGTGCAATGGACGACGAGGTGGGTGATGGTTCTGCTCATTCTTCGGGGTTTAGGGCGTGGAAATAACTGACCGTAACAGGGTCGGCAACATTGGGACCGCTGGATAGGTGGACCTCCTTGGTCCCCTGCCATTGAGCCATAGCGGGGTCGTAGCCCAACAACTCGCAGGCTTTCCGGTATTCGAGCAGCAGGGCGTGGTTGCCTTCAAGGTCTGCGTTTTCAACGGCTATCATCAGCCGTTCCAAGGCGTTGGTGAGGGCCTTGGCAGGTCTTAGGGAGTGGTATTCGGGCATGGCTTAGGTTTGTACAAATGTAGCCAATACCCCCCAAATCGCAATAAAACGGGGGATGAATATTTTTTTTGCTACGAGGTGGCACAAATAGGGTAAAGTTGTTTTACCTTTGCTTTACAAACCAACCACTAAACCTCAAAACCATGAACAACCAAACCTCAGCCCAAAGCCAATTTCAAGCCATCAACTGGTCCAACTACTCGCAAGCGAGCCATCAAGGAGCCATTGAGCCAACCTTCCAATCAGCGCTTACAGACTGCGAACACACGCACGAATTCGGTGCAGAAGCCCAGTCGTGGAAGGAATACTCTCAAGTCCTTGAACTGAATGCTGAAGGCGAAATCGTGAACTCCACCTACTTTGTAACCCTTTGAGCCATGAAACACGAAACCCAAGCCAAACTCAAAGCAGCCCTCGCAACGGGCTACATCCTGCTGACCGCCTGCCTCGGAATCGCCTTCTTCGGCAGATTCATCTTCGCACTCATCACCAACTAAACCTCAAAATCGATGACACAAGTAGAAGGATGCGGAGAATATCGCATCCTATTCTCCGCAACCAAACCTCAAAACCATGCACAAATTCAAAACCACCAACATCAAAGGCAAGGACTACGTCGAAGTCAACCAACGCCTCCTGTACTTCCGCAACGAATCGGCCTACGCTGGCTGGTCGTTGGAATCCGAACTCATTGACCTGCAACCCGACCGCTGCTGCGTCCGTGCAGTCATCCGGGACAACGAGGGCCGCATCCGTGCAACAGGCCACGCCTCCGAGGACAGGACTTCCAGTATGATTAACAAGACATCGTATGTTGAGAACTGCGAAACATCCGCTTGGGGCCGTGCCTTGGCCTGCATCGGCATTGGAATCGAAACGAGCATCGCATCGTCCAACGAGGTGCAGATGGCGATTGCCCAGCAGAACCTTGGGGACCTCAACGACAAACTCGGACTGGTCCCTTCCTACGATGAACTGACCACCGCAACCCTCAAGGCCGACTTCCTCGCATTGCTTGACAAACTCCCAAAGGAGCAGGCAGCCAAGTTCATGAAGGACATCGACCACATGACCCCCGCCCGATTTGAGAAAGGCATTCAATTCATTCAAAACCAACTCGCAAGACCATGAACCTACTTGAACAAATGAACGCATCGGAGTACAAGAAGCTCCTTGAGTACAAGGAGCAGTACCCGACCCTTGGAGAGGGCTTGATAAAAGCCTTAACCGAGAAAACCGTTGTCATCCACCTAACTTTTGATGAGTGCATCTATCTATGCCAAGCCTTGGAATTTCCTTGGGCTGGTTTATTCAACCAAATCTTTGACACCTTCAAATCCAAGCCATGACCTACCCGACTCTAATTACCATCCCAAAGGCTGACATCTGCAAGGCAGAGATAGCCCAAATAGCCCAGCAACTGACCGACCGAATTAATGATGGCGAGGTAAATCCGGTTGAGGCACACATCAAACTAAAGGCCATTGTCAAGGCTTTGGAAGCCACCATTAAGGCCACCGAGCAGACCGTAGCCGACGAAGCCTCGAAGCACGGCAAGACCTTTCAAGCCTTTGGAGCAGAGATAACCCTCAAGGAAGGGAGCCTGACTCCGAACTACGAGGAAGACGAAGTTTATGCCGACCTCAAAGCACAAATGAAAGCGAGGGAGGAACTGCTCAAAATCGCCTTTCGGCAAGCCGGGAAGACCGCTATCTTTGACGAGTCCACAGGCGAGCAGGTTCCAGTCTGCACCGCCAAGGCCACCAAAGCATCCATAGCCGTTAGTTTCAAATGAGAAGAGCCTCCGATGCCGTAAGGGTTTACAGGTTGCTATGCGACCGCCCATACCGAGCCAAGCAGATTGCTGAACTGCTGGGCAACAAAGAGCGCTACACCTACCGGGTGCTGCACGACCTCTTAGATTCCGGCTATGTCGGAGTAACCAAATGCTATTATCACAAACTCGAAACCCCAACCCCAACCATTTACAACCCCAAACCATGAAAGACGGACAAACAATAGGCCAATGGCTGAACTGGGACTTTAAGGCCAATGGTTCCTTGGAAGTCTTAGACAAGAATAGCAATCTAATCTATTTTGAAAATTGGTGGGGTTGGGACAGGCATGAATACGATTCTGAAGAAAAATTAATGTACTATGAAAATTCAGATGGATTTTGGGTAAAGCACAAATACGATTCTGAAAAAAGATTAATCTACCATGAGTATTCAGATGGACGCTGGCTTAAGCGTGAATACGATTCGGATGGCAATGTTATATACTATGAGGATTCATTTGGCTCAATTAAAGACAACCGCACTCCCGAAATCATTGAACACAACGGACGTAAATACCAACTAATACCTAACCAAAACCAAAACCCATGAGTTACACCCCCCAACCCAACACCTTCACCCTATTCGCCAACGACAAGGGCGACAACCCGAAACGCCCGGATTATCGGGGCGATGTGGTTCTCCCCGATGGAACCAAGATGCGCCTATCCGGGTGGGTCAAGGAATCCAACGGCAAGCGATTTATCAGCGGTAAAGTAGAGCCAATCCAGCAGCAGACGAGCGGTGGAAATTTTGCACCCCAAGACGGTGATATGCCTTTTTAGTGTAACTTTGCAGGCATACTACATTTACAATTAAACGCATCCGCTTGAAGTCGCAGCCAAGTAGATGTCAGATAAAAGGGTTCCTCAACTAACCCCTGCCCCGGCTGCTGCGACCAGTCGGGGTTTTTTTTACCAATATGAGAGATTCATTCGTCTTTTACCGCTCGTTCCAACGCAGCATCCAGCACCTCGAAGCAAGTGAGCAACTGGAGGTCTATCACGCAATAATTGCGTACGCACTCGACCAAGTTGAGCCTGAACTCACACGTTACTCACAAGCAGTATGGGAGGCCATAAAACCGCAAATCGCTGCTAATCAGCGTAAATACGAAGCAGGTTTGCGTGGTGGGAAACCAAAGGCTAACCAAGACCTAACCATAGCCGAACCATCCCCTAACCTAATGTATAATGATAATGTAAATGATAATGAGAATGTAAATGAAAAGGAGAATGAAAAGGACAATGGAAAGGAGAATGAGAATGACCAGAGGTTTGACCAATTTTGGACAACATTCCCAAGAAAAACCGACAAGGCAAGAGCCAAGCGTTCCTTCCTACGTTTAACCAAGACCGAGCAAGAACTGGCAGTCAGCAACATTCAACGCCTCTACTCCGAAACCCCTGCTCAATTCGTTCCCCATCCTTCCACCTACCTTAACGGCAAAAGATGGGAGGACCAAGCCATCCAACGTACACCTAACTTTGCATACTCAAACTTAACCAACGATGATGAACCACTACCAGTTGTCCGCTGAACGAAAGTTACTCGGCTGCCTTATGGACAAGTTCGTGAACCGAACCGTCCTCCTGACCCAAATCCCTGAACGCCTATTCACAGGCAACAACGTCCTCCTGTACCGGGCTATTGAATCCCTCCACAAAGCAGAGCGAGAGATTGACATCGTTACCGTTTACAAGTACCTTGCAGACCAAGGGCAAGGACACGTCCTACTCGAAGGCATCGACCCCGACGCAGGTCTTGTCAGCAACTACAAGACCTACGCATCCGACCTGCACGACCTTTGGAAGGAGAGGGAGGAAGCAAGAATCATGGAAGAACTCGCCCATGACCGAGATATACCCAAAGCCTTCCAACGCTACCAATCCATCCAAGCCGTTGAGTCCAATGCCTCCGAATCGTCAGCCCATGAACTGGCCAAGGACTTTCTCGCAAACATGAACGAGGTCCGGGAAGGAAGACGCAAAGACCAAATCTATCCAAGTTTTATCCGACCGCTTGACAACATCTGCACCGGGTTCAAGCCGTCCGAGTTTATCCTCGTAGGTGGTAGGCCAGCGATGGGTAAGACCCTGCTTGCTTTGCAGATAGCCATGAACCAAGCCATGGCTGATATTCCCGTTGTCTTTTTTACGATGGAGATGTCAGCAGACCAACTGACCCAGCGTATGCTCTCGAACCTCGGAACGATGGACGGGTCAGCATTCCTCAAACCCGACGAGCGAATCACCACGGAGCAGTACCTGACCTTGGTACAAAAGGCTGACCAACTGAAAGGCAAACCATTGTACATAGTAGACCTGCATCAAGCAAATCTTGACCGAATCGAGGGCGAGATAGCAAAACTCAAGGCCAAGTTCGGAATCGTTGGTTTCTACCTCGACTACCTGCAACTTGTAGAACCTGCGAAGATTGACAAGCCCAAGCCCAAGATTGAGCAAATGACGAACATCTCCAAGCAACTGAAAGCAATTTGCAAGAGGCAAAAGGTCTTCGGGGTCGTGGTTTCTTCGCTTTCAAGGGCAACCGAAGGCAGGGCAGACCATCGTCCTATCATGTCCGACCTGCGAGAAACGGGGCAACTGGAGTTCGATGCCGACAAAATCGCCTTCGTTTATCGTCCCTACGAACACGACAAGAATGCCGAGCAGGACCTGATGGAGGTTATCTTCCGAAAGAATAGGAACGGAAGCCTTGGAATCGCCCAAGTCCAATGCCAACTGCCCTACACCAAAGCAAACGAGTATCCACTATGACCCCCGAATATACCCTGCAAGCCGCCTGCGTCAAGTTGTTCAAACTCCTAAGGCCACACGAAGAAGGACGGTTGTTCCTGAACCTCAACAACCCACGAAGCCGAACGAACGGTCATTTTCTCAAAGGCATCGGCCTGACCGCTGGGGTGGCAGACATGACCTACCTCTCCGACAAAGGGGCTATCTTCTTGGAGTTCAAAGCCAATAAGGGCAAGCAGTCCCTCTCGCAAAAGTGGTGGCAGGGGGTCGTCCAAGAGGCAGGGTACAGGTACGAGGTCATCCGAAGCATTGAGGATTTTCAGAGAGTGGTTGCAAGTGTTGAATAGTTGTGTAGATTTGTGGTATATGCTATTGGATATAACCGTCAGCCTATACCCTGACAAACCAACCCCAATCGTCAGCCTATAAACTTACCTAAACCCCAAACCCATGAAAACCACACCCACCGATTTCCGACGCTGGCAACTGCATATCCGAAAGGAGTGCGTCAACTGCAACCGCCCCGACAAAAGCGAAACAATCAAGCCTTGGTCCGTCAACTGGACCCTGCTCGGTCAAATCCTCCAAGCCAAAAACGCCTGACCATGCAATGGATTAAATGCTTGGACCGGATGCCGACACCTTACGAGCCAGTCCTGATATTCACGACCGACATGAATCAAGCCTACGCATGGCTCGGAGATGGCCGTTGGTACTACGAACACCAAACGTGGTTCCTAATCGAAGTGAGCCATTGGATGCCCCTACCCCCAAACCCGTTTTAACATGGACCTAATCACTCGCACCATCCTCGGTTACACGGCAGAGGTTGTTGGAGTCAACCCGGACGACATCTTGAGCAACGTCAAGACCCAAGAACTGGTCCTCGCTCGCAGCATCTTTGCCGACATCGCCTACTCGGAATACCTCTACACCTACTGCCAAATCGGGCGAATCATCAAGAGGAACCACGCAACGGTCATGCACAACCTTGAAATCCTTTCCAAAAACATGAGAGCAAGGCCCGACATCAAATTTCTTCGTACACAGGTTCTCAACAGGACACGGGATTTTTTGCAACATTAACGAGAACCCCCACCATCTTTGCGTGAGTGAACGCAGAGAGCATCGTCCTTGACCTTTATCGCAGCGGAGAAATCCGTAAGGCTTGCCTTACCATTACGGGGGGCAATCCGCTTTGGAAGGACCTCGAGCAAGAGGTCGTCCTTATCCTGCTCGAAAAAGACCCCGACAAAATCACCAAGATGCAGGTGCAGGGATACCTGCGATTCTACATCGTTCGTTTGATAATGAACCTATACCGGGGCAACAACAACCAGTTCGCTAAGAAGTACCGTCATCACGACGAGCGTGTCGAAGTTGACCCCGAAACCCAAGAACTAAGCAAGGACTACGACTCCCTGCTCGACGACCTTTGGGCCATTGCCCAGCAAGAGATGGACTCTTGGGCCAAGGACGGGGCCTTCCCCTATGACAAGGAACTGCTGAACCTGCTCATGCAGACGGGCAATATGAAGGCTATGAGCCGGGAAACGGGCATCCCGTACCGGAGCATCATTTATTCAATCGAGCAAGCCAAGGCCAAAATTAAAACCGCAATCGAAGCCAATGGATATACTGGTTTTTCCAATCCTGATTAGTGCCTTAGCGACCCTTGCGGTCGTGGAGTTCCGAATCCTGCCACAATGGTTCTACGCTTTGCCCTTTGCGAAGCGGAAGCCGTTTTCGTGCATGACCTGCTTCGGGTTTTGGCTTGGGGTTGCCTTGACCCTGCCGACCTGCCAATGGTACTTGGCCCCAATCCTTGGCCTCGCCTCATCTGCCACCGCAATAATTATTCGGGAATGGACCTTCAAATGACCAACGACCAGTTCGTCGTGGCCCAGAAGCACCGCAAGTACTGGGACCAATATTTGGCCTCCCTGACGATGCGACTCCCACCCGATGCGGTTGGTGAACTGCAAGCCATCCTGACCGCTCACGGGCGACCGCCTACAAATTGGTGGTGCGCCGACTGCGTAAAATCAGCCCTCCAATACATTTACCTTCAAGCGGACTTGTTCCTCGAAGTCAACCAAAACACCGTTACAATCCCACTAAGCAATGCCCCTGCCAACCCCGAACAATAACGAGTCAAGAGAAGGCTTCATCGGTCGCTGCATGAGCAATAACCAAACCAATGCAGAATTTCCCGATACGGCTCAACGATTGGCGGTTTGTGGCTCAACGTGGGAGAATCACAAAAGGCAGCAGTTCGAGTCTTATTCGGATTACGGCCAAGAGATTCGGTCGAATGCCAAGCGAGGGATAGAACTCAACGAAAGGAACGGGAACAAGTGTGCCACGCAGACGGGCAAGGTCCGGGCGCAGCAGTTAGCAAATGGCGAACCCATCTCCGTGGAAACCATCAAGCGGATGCACTCCTACCTGTCAAGGGCAGAAACCTACTACGACAACGCAGACGACACCTCGGACTGCGGTTACATCAGTTATTTATTGTGGGGTGGCAAGTCGGCTTTATCATGGTCAAGAAATAAACTCCGGGAACTTGGCGAACTCGAAGGCGAAGGATGACGAAGCCCAAGTGCAGGCTCGGATGGATTCGCTGATGATGGTCATCACGACCCTGTGCGACTGCATCGGAGCGGTGGACGATTCGAACTCACCGAATGCATTTGCCGTGAAGATGAAGATAGTGGACAAAATAGACGAACTCATAGACAAAATTGAATACTAATGGCAGGCCGACCCCCAATTTGGAATACCCCCGAAGAACTATGGGCTGCCTTTGAGCAATACCGAGCCGAGAACAAGGCCAACCCTTACCGGGTGCAGGACTATGTCGGCAAGGATGGGGTCATGGTTTACCGGGACAAGGAGCGTCCGATTACCTTTCGGGGCTTTGAAGGATGGCTTGCA